AGATCGCCATTGATGCGCTGAAGCCTGAGTACAACAAGTGCCCGAGAGCAGGCAGCACCCTCGGGCGTAAGTTCTCGGAAGCCACGCGCGCGAAGATGTCGGCGGTGAAGTCAACGGCGAACCTTTCATCTGAGACGCGAGCGCGCATGTCAGCAGCGCAAAGCACCCGAAAGCAGTCCGCGGAAACAAAAGCGAAGCTCTCGACAATCTTCAAAGGCCGGGTTGTGTCTGATGCGACACGCGCCAAGATGTCCAAAACTCGGACCGGCCACGAGGTGAGCGCAGAGACTCGCGAGAAGCTGCGATCGAAATCCACCGGCCGGCGCCACTCGCCGGAGTCGATCGTGAAGATGTCGGCGGCATCGACGGGACGAAAACACACGTCTGAGACGAAAGCGAAGCTCAGCGCGGCAGCCATTGAACGCGCCGCAGCGCGAAAGGAAAACGGGCAATGAACGACGCACTCTTCGAGTACCGCGGCAACCTCTATCCCGACTACATCCGCAACGGCAACGCATGCCAGTTCGTCGCGCCCATCGCGGCGCACTTCTGCAAGGGGATGGGACTCGATGTCGGCTGCGGGAAGTGGCCGCTTCCTGGGTCGGTGCCGATCGAGTTGAAGGACGGCAGCGGCGACGCCATGGATTTGCCGTGGGGTCCCTGGGACTTCATCTTCAGTTCGCATTGCCTCGAGCACCTCGCGGACCCGATCGGCGCACTGATGCACTGGAAGGATTCACTTCGGCCAGGCGCGCCGGTGTTCCTCTACCTCCCGCACCCCGACATGCAGTACTGGCGGCCGCAGAACTGCCGCAAGCATCTTCACTCATGGACACCGGAAGCGATGGCGCAGATCATGCGCGACCTCGGCTTCGTCGACATCATCCACAGCCAGCGCGATCTCGCCTGGTCCTTCACCGTAGTCGCCTACAAGGAAAAACCGCATGACTCCGCTCCCTGATTACTCATCGCCGATGCGCGAAAAAATCATCTCGCTCTACGGTCCCCACGTGCTGAAAAAGAGCGTGATCAGCATCCGCGGCGGCGCCGGTGTGATCCCCGAAGTACTCAACAATGGGTGCTTCAAAACGGCCCTGGAGATCGGCACGTATCGCGGTGTCGGGGCCGCCGAGATGTCTCAGTGCTGCGAGAAGATCATCACCATCGACCTCAAGCGAGGAAAGCTCGAGCTCGCGAATGAACACTGGGATCGCCGCATCTTCTGGGACTCGCTCGGGATCACGAACATCGAATTCCACGCCATCGCTGATGACTATGAGAAGGCGGAACTCGTCGCGGGCCTGGAGTTCGATTTCGCGCTGATCGACGGCGCCCACGATGCCACGGTGGCACGCGACTTCGAACTGGTGAAGCGCTGCGGGACCGTCCTGTTTCACGACGCCGATCGCCGCGGCTCGCCACAGAAGGACTACGTCATCGACTTCATTGAATCGTTGCCTCAGGACCAGGTCACCTATCACGATATCTTCGCGCTCTGGCAGGCCCCGCGGCATGGATAGATTCATCGCTGAGATGCGCAGCAAGCCAGATGATGATCTGGTGCTGTGCCCCTGGGATGGAGTCGCCTACCAGGCCGACATGACCCCGACGGCGGCGTACGACGAGACCTATTTCGCGAAGTGCGCCAGCTACGAAGGCCAGGCGATCGCCGACAAGATCAACGCCGGACGCGTCGAGCTCGTGAACGACTTCATCGGCATGAATCGGTGCTGCGACATCGGCATCGGCTCCGGCGAGTTCATCAAGCACCGCGGCAACACCTGGGGCTGCGACGTCAACCCGGTGGCGATCGAATGGCTCCGCAAGATCGGCCGCCTCGCCGACAACCTCAACGAGTTCGCCGCCTTCACGTTCTGGGACGTCCTCGAGCACATCCCCACACCCGAGGACTACCTGAAGCGGATTCCGCTGCATGGCTTCGTCTTCACGTCGGTCCCCATCATGGCGACGGTCGAGCGGGTCCGCGAGTCGAAGCACTACCGGCCCGGGGAGCACCTCTACTACTGGGAGATGAACGGCTTCGTCGACTGGATGGCGATGCACGGCTTCAAGTGCGTCTCCCATCGAACATTCGAGATTGACGCCGGCCGCGACAGCATCCACAGTTTCGGTTTCAAGAGGTTCAAATGGGCGCCGATGTCATCCTCGAAATGAAGCTGACGGGGGTCGATGGTGTCATCGATACCCTGAACAAGCTCCCGGCTGAGATCGTGTCGAAGCGTGGCGGCCCCGCGCTCGCGGCGCTGAAGAAGGGGGCGAAGGTCATCGACGCGGCACGCCGTGACAACTTGATCCGCGCGACCTCAGGCGCCACGGCCAGCGGCCACAGTGAGAGCATCGGCCTCCTCCTCAAGAGCCTCCAGATCAAGCGCGGGAAGTCGCTCGAGGGCAGCAACGGCGAGCGCGTGCTTCTCACGGTGAAACGCGTCACCTACCCCCGCAGCGGCGACGGGAAGCCGGTGACGACACGGAAGACCGGCCAGCTCCTGGAGTACGGGTCGGAGGACCAGGTCGCGGAGCCCTGGGTTCGCCCCGCGGCGGCCGCGAAGGCAGCTGAAGCGATCACCACGGTCGAGCGCGAACTGGTGGCCGGGATCGACCGGATCGTGACTAAACTCGCGAAAACTGGAGGTCGCTGATGCTCCCACCGATTGCTGTCTGGCTGCAGGGTTCATCGTTGGTCCGGGACATCCTGGGCGCGCGCCCGCGCGTGTACCGCATGGGCGAGGCGCCACAGAATCAGACGAAGCCCTATGCGACGTTCCTGATCACGGGGGTCCCAGAGAACTCCCTGAGCGAGACGCCCAGCATCGACCGTTGCAGCGTCCAGCTTGACCTCTACCATGTCGACGACGCCGCGACCGAAGTCCTCGCGGTAGCCGTCCGCGACCGCATGGAGCTCGCCGCGCACATGACGCAATGGCGCGTGGTCGGCCGCGACAACGCGACCCGGCTGTTCCGCATCAGCCTCGATTTCGATTGGTGGCTTCCCCGGCTGACCTGAGATCGCTCCGGCATCGGACTGTGCACTTCGTCACGTCCGCCGCATAATTCGGCGTCCCCACATCTGAAACCGCTCGCCGCCGCGCGGGCACTCCGAAAGGCACGCCATGACGACCGGAACCCTAAAGACCCAGGGCACAGAGCTCTACTTCATCAGCCGAGCCAACAGTGACCCGGAAGTTGTCAAGGTGGCTTGCCCCACCGGCATCTCCGGCCTCGGTGGCCCCGCCGACCAGCTCGATGACACGTGCCTGGATGGCACCGAGCGAACCTTCAAACGCGGCCTCGGCAACCCCGGCCAGGTCTCGGTCCCGATCAACTTCATCCCCTCGAGCGCCAGCCACCAGGCGCTGATTGCGTTGCAGACCAGCGGCGAAAACGTCGACTGGCTCATCGGCCTCAGCGATGGCACCGCCGCCCCGACGCTCGACAGCGACGGCCTCTTCGTCGCTCCGCCGTCGCCGACCCGGACCTCGATCGGCTTCAATGCCTATGTGTCCGACTTCAACATCGACATCGCGACGAATGAAATCGTCCGTGCGACCCTGACCCTGCAGCGCAGTGGCCCGATCGTGCCGCATTACAACGGCCCGACGCCCACCTGAGCCCGCTGATCATGGACAAAACCAAGCTGTTCGGCGCTCCAGCAATCGCGGAGCGCGAGGTGACCCTGGCCGATGGCAGCGTCGAGAAGATGCCGTTCAAGAAGGTCGGCGCCGCGGAGTGGATGCGGTATCAATCCGGGATCGGAAGCAAGGATCCGGAGGTAATGTCGGCCGCGATGCTGCGGCTCGTCTTCTTCAGTCTCTGCGAGCCCGACGGCAAACAGGCGCTGACGTGGGACCAGGTCAACGAGCTCGACCAGGATGTGATGACGTCGATGTGGCGTGCGGCACAGAAGCACAACGTCGAGACCGCCCCAAAAAAGACATAGAGGCCAGGGGCGAGGCGTGGTTCTGGCACGTCCTCGCCCTCGCGCTCGGTGGGCGCACCGTCGCCGAGTGGCAGGCCGTTATGACGGCCGACGAGCTCGATGCGTGGATTGATTTCTACCGCTTCGAGCCCTTCGACGATTTCCATCGGTTCCACCGGCCGGCCGCGCTGATCGCGCACGTCGGCGGGCGGAACCAGATCGAGGACCTGCTGAAGTGGCTCCGGCCGGAACCGAAGCCCGTCGGTTTTTCTGATGCTGATCTGTCGGTGCTCAGCGCGTTCGGCCTGAAGCCGCCGCGCGTAGGCACCGAGAACACCGAAGGGACCTGACCATGTCCGTAGCACCTGGGTTCTATGTCTACGTGCACCGCCGCTCTGACAGCGGAATGCCCTTCTACGTTGGCAAGGGAAGCGGCTACCGCGCACGCGTTGAGCAGCACCGTAATCCACACTGGAAGGCGATCGCCGCGAAGGCTGGCTACGAGATCGAAGTGGCCGCACAAGGCCTCGACGAAGAGCTGGCGCAGCTCGCCGAATCAGAGCTGATTGCCAAGCTCCGCGCCATCGGCGTGCACCTCACGAATCAGACCGATGGCGGTGGCGGCACGGCCGGGTATAGATGGGATGCCGACATGCTCGAGCAGCGTGCAGCGAAGCAGCGCGGCCAGAAGCGGCCTTCAGCCAACATGAAGGGAATTGCCAAGACAGACGAGCACCGAGCGAAGCTCTCGGTAGCCCACATCGGCAAGACACACACCGAAGAGACGCGCGCCAAGATGTCAGCGATGCGCGCTGGAAAGCCCTCTTCGATGTTGGGAAAGAACCATCGCGAAGAGTCGAAGCGGAAGACAGCTGAAGCTCTGCGCGGAGCAAAGAACCCATTCTTTGGAAAGACGCACTCGCCGGAAGCACTCGACAAAATCAAGGCCGGCAACATCGGCCGCAAAGACAGTGACGAAACACGTCGCCGGAAATCGGAAGCGAAACGCGGACCGAAGCACTTCATGTTTGGCAAGACGGTTTCCGCGGAGCGAAAGGCGAAGCAGATCGCAGCATTGAAGGCACGTCCTCGCGTCACATGCCCGCATTGCGCGCGCACTATGGATGATTCAAACGCCAAACGCTGGCATTTTGACAACTGCAAGGGGCGCATGTAATGGCTACTGCCGGCTCGATCGTCATCGATCTCCTACTAAAGTCAGGGAGCTTCTCCACAGACACGCAGCGATCGGCGAAGGAACTCGCCAAGCTGAAGAAGGAAGCCCTCGACGCCGGCCGCGCGCTCGGTGAGAGCATCCGCAATGTCGCGGCCGCCGCCGGCGTCGGCATCTCGGTGGCCGCGTTCACGAACATGATCACGGCTTCGATCGATGCCGCCGATCACCTCAACGATCTCAGCAAGAAGACCGGGATCGCCGTCGAGACCCTCGGCGGGATCGGCTTCGCAGCGAAGCAGGCCGGCGGCGACCTCGACTCCGCAGCCGCCGGCATCGGCAAGCTGAACAAGACGATCGCCGAGGCGGCGGCCGGCAACAAGGAAGCCGGCGGCGCGTTCAAGGCGCTCGGGATCAACGTGCTCGACGCCGCCGGCAACACCCGGAAAGCCGACGACATCTTCGCGGAGGTGGCCGACCGCTTCCAGGAGTTCGAAGACGGGCCCGAGAAGTCGGCGATCGCGCTGAAGCTCTTCAGCAAGGCCGGGGCCGACCTGATCCCGTTGCTCAATGATGGCGGCGCCGCGCTGCGTAAGAACGTGGAGTACTTCAAGCAGTACAGCGGCGTAACGCAGCAGGTCGCCGAGGATGCCGACGCCTTCAATGACACGCTCGAGAAGATCAGGCTTCTCAGCGGCGCCGCTGGCAACACGATCGCTTCCGACCTGTTGCCAAGCCTCCAGGTCATCGCGGACGAGATCGTTCGCTTCAAGGAAAGCGGCGATGGCTTCAAGGGCATCGCTGACGGGATCACCTCCCTTTTCAAAGTGGTCGTGAGCGCCGGCGCCGATGTCGGCTTCGTGCTGCTCAGCATCGGCCGCGAGATCGCCGCCGTCGCGGCTTCACTCGTCGCGCTGGCGAACTTCGACGTCGACGGCTTCAACGCCATCAGCGATGCGGTCAAGGAAGACGGAAAGCGGGCACGCAAGGAACTCGACGACTTCAAACGCCGGTTGAACACCGACCTCGGCAGTCTCCCGCAGGCCTCCTACAGCAACGAGGGCCGCGCCGCCACGAAGACGAAGCGCGCCGCGCCACGGCTCACCGATACCGGTGCCGAATCCGAGGAAGCGGCCAGGCTGAAGAAGAACCTCGACGGCCAGGTGAAGCTGATCCAGGAATTCGCGAGTCAGCAGAAGGAGGCCTTCGAATTCGCGAACAAGTACCTCGACGGCGTCTATGCGTCGGGCACGATCAGCCTCGAGCGCTTCTTCGCCGACGAGAAGACCATTCGCGACGCCAATCTTCAGGCGCAGCTGGACTCATACGACAAGCAGATCAAGGCGCTCCAGGACTTCCGCGCGAAGACCGGGAAGGGGGCCGATCGGCAGGACGCCGACAACAAGATCGCCGAGGCGCAGCAGAAGCGCGCCGGCGCGGTACAGAAGGCGGCCCAGGACGAGATCATCGCGGAGCAGGCCCGGCAGCGCGCGATTCGCGACACCCAGGATCAATACACGTCCTTCATTGCCACGGTCGACAAGCTGAAGGGGGACGACGCCGGCGCGGCCGCACTCGACATCGCGAAGCAGGTCCGAGACGCCGGCGAGCTGGTGGCGAAGGCCGGGGGTGATCCGAAGCTGGTGCAGCAGTACCAGGCGCAGCTCGAGGGCATCGCGGCGCTCACCGCGGCGCAGAAGGAATACGGCAAGCTGCTGGAGCAACAGTCGAAGACGGAACAGAACCTTCTGCTCGACGCGCAGAACAGCGGTGCCGGCGAGCTGGCGACGCTGGCCGGGGTGCGCGACAGCCGTCAGCAGGCGATCACGCAGCTCGCCGACATGGCGGCGAAGGCGCAGGCCGTCGCGGACACGCTGAACACTGACGAATCGAAGAAGTTCGCCGATGACCTCGCGCTGGCGTTCCGGAAGGCGAACGCGGAGATCGACCCGCTCGCCCAAAAATTCAACGCCATCTTCGAGAACCAGTTCGGAGACGCCTTCAGCGGCTTCATCACCGGATCGACGTCAGCGAAGGATGCCTTCAAGCAGTTCGCCAGTTCGGTGATCAGCGACATCGCACGTATCGCCTCACAGCAACTCGCGCAGACCATCTTCGGTCAGAGCAACGGGCAAGGCGGGATCGGCGCGCTTCTGTCTGGGCTCTTCGGCTCCGGATCGGCGGGTTCAACGATCGCAGGGAATGACATCGCGCTGGCCTTCGCCGACGGCGGCCGGCCACCGGTCGGCAGGGCGAGCCTTGTCGGCGAGAAGGGCCCCGAGCTCTTCGTTCCGAACACGTCGGGGACGATCGTGCCGAACCACCTACTCGGCGGTGGCAGCGGCGGGGATTCAACTAGCGTCCAGGTCCTGCCACCTCCCGGCATGCCGATATCAGCTCAGGCCAGCACCGAGCGCCAGCCAGATGGGAGCAAGCTCATCAAACTCGCTCTGACGGCGTTTCAGGCTGACGTCCGCAACGGTGGTGGCAGCTGGGACGCCATCGCCGGCCGCGGCGGCTTGAAGCCGCAGCTTCCGCGTAGGGGACGTTGATGGCATTGCCCGGTATCCAGCTGCCGTCTAGCCTGCCGCCCTTTCTGATCGAGGCTCACGGCGCGCAGTGGATGCGGCCGTTCGTCGGCGTTCGCATGGGTACCGGTCATCAGCGTTTGCGGAGGGTTTTCACCCGAGGTCGGCAGATAGTTTCAGTCGCCTTGTTCCTCGAGCGCGAGGAGATGGCGGCGTTCAATCTCTGGCACCGGACCACGCTTCGATCAGGTGATCGTAAGTTCTCCGCACGCGTGAAAGATCAAGGCGCCGGCATGCTCTGGTATGCGGCTTCATTCGTCGGCATGTATACCGCTGACGCACTGCACCTCGGCCGGTGGAAGGTTACTGCTCAGTTGTTGCTCACCGGGGACGGTGAAGTCGAGACTCCGGCTCTTGGCTTCTTCACAAGCGAGGCCGTGCTTCCTTTGCTGGGGGTTGGTACGCTGACGGTGCCGAAGCGCTTCAGCAGCGAAGCGTATCTTTCACTCGTTGGCTCGGTGCGCTTCCGAAGCGATGCAGTCCTGGCGCTCGAGGTAGGTGAGTCGCCATCTGCAGGCCGCATCACCGAAGATGGAGAAGACCGAATCACTGAAGACGGGGAAGCCCGGGAAACGGAATAGGCCATGAGCAAGAAAATCTCCGAACTTACAGCTTTGGTGGGTGCCCTTGATGGCTCCGAGCGGCTGGAAATTTCCACCGACGAAAGCGATCCTGTGACGCGAAGCGTGACATCTCAGCAGATCGCGGACCTTGCCGGCGGCGGCGGCGGCGGGACGCCGGGCGGCAGCGACAAACAGGTGCAGTTCAACGACAGCAGTGCATTCGGTGCCGAGGCTGGCTTCGAATACGACAAAACGACGAATACCTTAACCGTCGTTCGCATCCGAACCAGTGCGTCAGATGCCACCGACGGCTCCGGTTTCCGCATGCCGCATGGCGCGGCGCCGACGTCTCCGACGAACGGTGACATCTGGACCACGTCGGCCGGCATCTTTGTTCGCATCAACGGCGCGACCGTCGGACCGCTTTCAGCTGGCGGCGGCGGTGGCCTGACTTACTTGACCGAGGCACTCGCCACGGCGTCGCCGAACGACACGAAAAACGCCGTGTCTCTGAGCGTGACAGGCGGAACGACAGATGCCGACTTGGTGATCCACCCCAAGGGGAACGGGGCCATCTTGGCACAGGTTCCAGACGCCGATCAGCCCGCAGGCAACAAGCGAGGTTCCAGCGCGGTCGATTTGCAGATGGGCAGATCCAACGCCGACGAAGTGGCGAGCGGCAATTTCTCCACGACGTTCGGTGAGGCAAACAAAGCCTCCGGCGGAAGGTCGGTCGCCATGGGCTCAGGGAGCTACGCAACGGCGGACTATGCGGTGGCAATCGGAGAAGGAAATCGGTCGACTGCGATCCGTGCGGTTACGCTGGGTTCCCAATGCAACGGCACCGGACAATACTCCGTCGCGATGGGTCGCCGTTGCACGGCGGATGGTGACTATTCGATGGCGACAGGACGGAGCAGCAATGCGCTCGGCGTGCTCGGCGCCCGCGCCCATGCGTCCGGCCTCATGAGTTCAGCTGGCGACGTCCAGTTTCGAGACGTGCACGTCTTCGCACAGACCACTGACGACACCCCGACGTCGCTTTCCGCCGGTGGTACCGGGGCGGGCAGCACGACACAACTGAACGTGCCGTCCGGGAGTTGCGTCACCTTCCATACGCTCGTTTCTGCGAAGCGTCAGGGTGCCAACGAAAACAAAGGTTGGATGATTACCGGCATGGCAAAAAACATTAGCGGCACGACGTCACTGGTCGGCTCTCCTACGGTGACGGTCATCGGGGCGGACGGCGCCGCCGCGGCGTGGACGGTGGATGCCGTTGCGGACAACACGAACGATTGCGTCGCCATTACCGTAACCGGTGAGTCTGGAAAGACCATCGCGTGGTCAGCTGTCTCGCGCTCTTCCGAAGTGACTTTCTGATCATGGTCGCCATCGTCGCACCGGCGCTCTTGCCCTGTCCGCAGTCCAGTTCGGTCAGCCCCGAAGAGCGGCGTCTTCTCAGCGAAGGCTATCCGCGCACACTGAGAACCATCGAGACGGACGAGCGGCAATATCAGACGTTGACATGGATGCTCGACGCAAATCGATCGGCAGTCTTTAGCACCTGGTGGAAGACGGACCTCGTCTATGGCGCGGCGTGGTGGTCGGCCCCTCCAACATGGCCGACGCCGGAAGGCCTGGTTGTGAAAATCAGACGATTTGCTGCCGATCCTCTATGGGAGTATCTGTCGAGCGGCTACTGGCGAGTGTCCTGCCCTTGCGAAGTCGCCGGCGCGATGCTGCCGCCCCAGATGACCCCCGAGCTTCCAGTGGCTTGGTCAGATTCGTTCGATGGCGCCGGCGGGACACCTCTGTTTTCTCATACGCAAAGCAATGCCTATGGCGGGTCGGTCTGGTCGGAATTCGTTCCGCATGACGAGCCCGTCCTTTTGGGCATGGGTTCCGCGGGCACATCTGCGGCATCGATCAACAAAACAGGAGCCTTGACGGAATGGTCGGGTGATCCGATTCCACTGATCAGCGGCTGGTTCTTCGATCTCGACTTCACGGTGAAGCCCTTGCAGGAGTCGCCGTTCGGCGAGTTGCCGTGGAGTCGGCTCCAGCTGTTCGGTCAGGACACGTCAAACGTCCTCTATGTGTTCAAACCTGCGATCTCGGGGACGGCGGTTCTGAACATAGCCATCAGCGAGAGCGGGACGGATGTGAATTACTCTGTGCCGCAGGGTGTTCCCCTCAAGATTAGAACCACCTTCTTCGACGACGGCTATCAGCTCGTGATAAATGGTCTGGTTCAACCAAAGGTCACCGCAGGAGCGTTCCCGCCGTTTCAGCCCGTGTCGATGCGGTGGCAGATCGGCAGCGACTACAACCACGAGGACAACATCGCGCGCGCTGGTGGCACGGGCACAGTCCAGAGGCTTGCATTCAGAGGGGTTTTAGATGCCTGACTATCAGGAACCAC